ACCATCATCATCCATCTGATAGATACCTGATATAGCCATCTGTGCATTCTCAAGAACTAATTCGATTGTAAGGTTGGCACTTTTGATAGCACTTAATGCATTTACAGCAGGGCCTCTACCATAAACCTCACCACTTGCTTTACTCCATCTAAAAGCAATAAATGGATTAGAGCCTATACCATTATACTCTTCATTCAATATAAGCTTCTTATCACCCATCTCTATAACCATATAGCTATAGCGTTCTTCATTTGGTTTGTCATAAAGCTTACATGATACCTCTAGTATCTTGCATTTACTATCAGGATACTTCTGTATCTTGTCTAAGGTTTGCTCAGTAAAACTACCTCTTGGATATGCAATAGGTAACTCACCAAACTTTAAATCTCTTTCTCTATAAACGTGATCAATTCTTCCATCAGGGCCAACATCTAATACAACATGTGGCAATGGGATAGAATGGAAACGTATTGGGTTTACAGCATCGCCTTCAGTAACAGCAAGTACAGCAGTACCAAGAGCAAGGTCTATAAAGCATTCATGTATCTCTTGTGCAAAGTTAGATGTCTGTAGTATTTCAAATACATAGTTTGTTACTTCATCTAGCTTGTTATTTATTTCATCTGCTTCTTCAGCAGGAACTTCCCCACCGGCAACAAAATCTGCCCATCTAGCAAAGTTAGGAACTAATCCTGCCTGCAATCTTGATGCAAATTCCTGCACACCAACAACAGCGGTCTCGTCAAATATACGATCATCACGTCTTTGACCGGGAGTATAGTTCTTGAACCCTTGTCTTTGTGGTAAACAATACTCAAAGATTTCATCGTAGAGTTCTTCGAACTCACGTCTGATTGTTTTGGCCTTTTCATATTTAGCCATGTAGCCTTGGGCTATATCATGCATTATGAATACCTGTTATAAAAACCTACACCACCACCTGAACCAGACAACAATGATCTTCTACCTGTACCTTTTCGCCTTCTTGAAACAGTTTCTTCCAAAGCTTCTTGTTTCATTTCAGCAGTCTTAGCCTGCTCTTTAGCCTTTTCAGATTCTCTTTCTTTTTCTAATTCAGGATCAGGTGCAGGTGTTTTTGATCCACCACCGGGTAAACACATATGAATCTCCTTTTCTTTAACGCATACATATTAAATTAATAATACACAACGCACAAATGTTATAACCTAGACCAAAGACCTTGTCTTCTTTGTTGTTTAGGTTGTCTAGTAAATACATCAAAATCTCTTCTAGCATTGAATGCCTTAACAGTTTTGAACTGACCCATCACTTGTCTGCCCTCTCCTGACCCTAACATAAGATACTGCAAGGCATCATGTATATGAGAGAACCTATCCTTTGATGGTTTGTCTTCATACCTTTCACCTGATACTTGCATTCTTCTATAGTGATAGCCACCTTCAAAACCTTTAATCAATTCTTTACATCTATAGTCTATCAAAACACCTGACTGCCCATCAACCATACGTTGCAATGGGCCTGACACAGACTCTAGCCTTAATGCTACATCATTACTATGTGTTGGTCTAGCTTGAAGTCCTGCACCTCTTAATATTTGGAATGGAGTAGATTCATCTGTCTGTGCCCTGAAGTCGCCTGCCGGATCACCAAATATATTAACATCACAGTTAGCGTAACGTGTTGCTATCTCTGCCCTAAGCAATTCAGCAAATCTAACTATACCCATATCAAAGGCAACTATCTCTTGTAATATAAGCCAACGACCTCTAACCTTTTGACCAAAGACTGCTGCAGGCGTTAATCCAAAATCTAATCCAATAAATAAAGGCATACCATCAGCAACTGGTATCTCTTCTTTAGCAACATGTACATCGGCTCTAAACATATTATATACCGGTTTACCATCTTGTATATGCCCAAGTCTATTCATTACATATACATCTATCCAACTCTTAGTCTTACCCTGTATTAAGTTAGGATAATAACTTGGCATCATGTTTTTTTTGTTTTCAGCTAACGGATTAGGATTATATTTTTGAACTAATCCCTCATCATCTTTTTCCTCTAACATAGCTGATGGTTGGGTATAGAACTTCCAGTTGTCAGGTTTCACCAACATCCTAGATTCTTCAGAACTTATATGGTCAGGCACAGGAACTTCACCTGCCATGATTGGCCACCAGTGATCTTCTTCCGGTGCGTTAGTATCTGCAATTACACCAGTCCATGTTGGCCCTCCATCTCTCATAGATGGATATCTACCCACACGCATAGTACATGCATCAATAATTGACTTGGGTATTTCCCTAGCCTCATTAATCCATATGCCAGTTAATTCTAATGAGAGAAGTTTCTTTACGTCTTCAGGTCTGTCGAGTGCAAGGAATATAACTTCCAACTCCAAGTCACTCTTGGATATCTTGTGCGTATATGGAACTGACCAAGAAAACCTACCCCAATCTTCTTCCGGAAACCAGTCCAACCAAGTCTTAATCGTGGTAGTGCGAAGCTGAGGATTTGTGTTTCTGATGATAGCCCAACGACTTTTCCTTTTGCCATCCGGTGATTTCTCCTGCATTAATGCCCTTCTGAATACTTCTACAGAACAAGCTACTGATTTACCTGACCCTACTGGCCCTCTAATACCACGAAAAAAGGTATCATCCTTCATAAAATTTTTGCAAACATCACCATCAGGTTTGTATTTAAAGTTGGTCAACTTTCATATCCTTACCAACTTTCATAAGCTTTTCCACCACCTCAGGTGCAATGGTTGCAATCATTTTGTCTGCCTCATAATCTGTACAGAACTGATCCGGATAATGTTTGAAGTGTACCTTCTTAACAACTATACGAAGTATATCTCTGTCTTCTTTCTTTAATGTATGTAAAAAACTCATTCGGTTATCCTATGAATAAGATCGATAGCTTTTCGTTTTGCTTGCAATCTTTTTGGGCTGTTTAGATACTTGTTTACCTGCTCTAATTGCTTTTCGTTTAAGAGCCGTAGAGGCTGCGTATTCAGAGGAAGATAAAGCTTTAATTGCTTTCTCAGGTAGATAACGTTCACCAGTTGCTTTCGACCCTTGTGTACTAGGTTTGCCTGATTTCGTTCTCCACTTTTGTTTTGTCCAAGCACGTAACGACCTTTGTGATTTAGATAAAGCCATTAGGAAGTATAGCCTCCCCCTTTAGCTTTGTATTGTTTGGCAAGCATCTGTGCTTTCCTAGCAGACCATTGTCCGGGTTTACCACCTTTACCACTAGCCTTGATCCTACGGAAGATAGCTTTCCTCATAGTAGGTTTAGTGTAATTACCTGCTGCGTTAACAGCCATTAATCTATCCTTGTTCTTAAAGGTGATGGACCTTTTATACCTGCTCTTATAAGCATTCTTAATTTATTTATTCTTGCACTTGTTGCAATATGGTCGTCTATAAGAGGCCCACTTGCTCCAGTAGAATCTTGTGTTGCTTCAATGTCTTTTAGTTTTGCTTCCATTTTTTTCAACATTCTTTGATTTGGACTGTCAACCATAGCTGTTTTTAAAAGACTCTTCTTTTTCTTTTTTTTCTTATCTTTCTCTTTTGGTATAGCCATAGCTTACTCCTTACTTCTTCTTCTTCATAATCTTTTTCTGTAAAGCAGGTGGTAATGTCTTCTGCTTGCCAGTAAGCATACTCTTCTTCTTTGGTGGTCTTCCTTTAGTTGAACCATAAGTTCCTTTACCCATAGGCATTATGCTTTCTCCTTTTTAGATTTGTTTCTCCTTGAAATGGCACGACCTTTCCTAATAGCATCAGCTTTTGAGGATGCACCCCAAGCCTTTAATGATAATAATAACCTAGTAGGTTTACCTTTACTATCACGCTCCGGCCCTTTGGCTGCTCCCATCCTCTGTAAGAAAGAAGCACGTCTGGGATTATCACCACTCTTAACAGGTGCTTTCAATGTACCTTGTTTGTATGAAGCTCGACCCTTTGCGTTTAATCCACCCTCAGGGTTCTTGCCTTCTTTACGTGTCCATGCCGGTGTTGCCATACTTTAGTTATCCCTTATCTCGTTATCACGCTCAATGCACAAACGAACCTTGAGAGCAAATAATGTTTGTATGGGTGATGTTGTTGAGTCGCCATCGCAACTTTTTACCCCCTCCCCCCTAGGACAAATCAATTGCAACCTTTATTTCGCCTGCATGTAGATGCATGTGTTTATCCGGAGCTTTGAAGCCTGCCCTGTCAAGTATATCCTTGCTTGCCTCAAGTTGTACGTACTCACTCTTCGCTCCCTTGGCTAAGTCCAATATCCTTTTACTTGCATGTGTAGCACTCAATCCCAAACTCTCTGTTATGCATTGCATCATATACTGCTGTACATGTGGTAGCCTCAAAGTCTTACTGGCTGTCACTCTCCCACTCTCACCTTCTGCATATCCTGCAAGCTGAGACGCTTCTCTTACACTACATCCATTTGCTACGATGGTATCAACTAAGGCCATTTGTTTCTTCGTTAACTTACGTTCTGTTATCATAGAGAATCCCCCCCTGTAATCCCCCCCTTTATCTCCTCTTATACGTAACCATGTCAATGCACAAACGTCTCGTGGTGAACATACGCACAACCATGTTCGCAATGCTAAAATGCACTAAGCTTCCTCACCAAGCAAGCTTGGACTCAGCTTGACATTGCAAACAGAACGATGCGTATGTTCTTAAAATTCCTATGATTGATGATACTATGGGTAATACTGCACTACATTCATATCGTAATGATATGCATCTTCGTTCCCCAACCACTATTAGTTATTACCGAAGTATGCTCTTCCAGTCCTCGCCCTTCACCTTAGGCTAGAAAAACATCCACTCACGCATGGCTAGTGATTTATTACAATCATACGTACTGTTCTTTTACCATTCGCCATGCTCCCGTTGCGTTATTCTAGCTATCGTCATGTCTACGAATGAAGTACAGTTCATTCGTATATCAGATCACGGCTTGTTCTGCGTTGCTTCAGCCCATTAACTTTTGTCGCAAAAGTTACAAAACAGACCGACACGTACTGTTCTTTTACCATTGGGTTATTACAATCACGTGAGGTATTTTTGCAAGATTATACTTCGTGTTTTATATCACTCTCACCTACAACAAAGCCTAACAACAAATAGCAATCTAGGCTACAGACATATCTATGTGGCTATTTGTTGTAATGCTTTCTAGCAGGCCGACAACGTCAATAGACAATTTATCCAAAAATATATTCATATTTTCGGCAGACATTTGTCCAGTAATAAATACTATTAGTTATTTTTCGAATTGATTACTTCCCTAAATGTAAATTATTGACGTCATCCGAGAGCGATATCTAACAGAAGCATAAGCAAAATACCTACGTGGTGTAGGTGTTATTAACTATGGAGATGAATATGGCACACATTACTTATGATTTTATGACAAACAATATGACAACTGTAAAAGCAACTGCATTAGATAAAGAGTACTACTCAATGTTATTAAGAGCATCAAAGAAGTACGATCACTATGACAAAACTTGGAAGATATATAATTATGCAGTAGATATAACACAATCTCACAGTCAAGCATTAAACATTGCTTTTCAAGAGTTATGGTTACACACAGAGGGCATGGCTAATTTTTATTACGATGGGGAGAAAGTATAATGATACCTACATTTAATACTAAAGAAGAATATCTATCAGAGATATGGATAGAGCTAACTGATAATGTCATAGATAAAGTATTCAATGACGATCAAGATGCACATCATGAGTTCAAACTGGTGACGAACTATGTCAACTGGTTAAAACCTCAAACATTTGATGCAGTCAAAGAAGCTTATCAAGAGTTAGTTCACTCTGGTGCAATCGAGATTGTGTAGTCACAAGGCTACACATACAACCGAGCATAATGCTCACACATAATAGTCAAACATATAGGAGATACACATGACTAAATTACAAACTAAAGACACTAACGTTACTATCACAGACTTACTTATCGAATCATTCAACTTCGCAGAGGTTGAAGATGATGCCAAGAGAAAGAAATACTCAGGGCCTCAGGATACAGCTACCGATACAGGTCAAGACAATCCATTCTGGAATATATCTTTACTTGTTAGGATAGGTGGTTACTGTGCTACTGCAGAACGTTCTTATCAGAAAGGTATGAAACGTCAGGATGAGATAGAGAGAATGCTCGAAGATGGCAAGGACTTCATGGCTGATGCATACTATCAGAATGAGGCATCGATTGAGAATGCTCAACGTGAGATGCTAATCTTCAGAGACTTCTTTCAAGATACATTCGGATCACCTTGGATGGGTCTTGACAAGTATACTGACATGCTTAATGAGATATTCTCACCTAAGACCTTAGGTTCTTCTAACAAGTCTCAGCTAAAGGACAAGGCATCGAGTGCTTTACTTGCTATCAGAGCCAAGAAGACTGGCAGAACTGTAGCTGAACAGCAGGTCTTTGAGGATAAGATAGCAGAACATCTTGCTCTAAAGGTCAAGCTACCTCAAGATATATGTAAGCTTCCACAAGACAAAGCTAACAAGATACTCAACGATAGCATCAAGAGTGTCGCTTAATTATTCCCCAGTACGGCAGGCATCACAGCTTGCCGTACATAATTACGTACATCGAGTCTGTATTTAACATCGCATGAAAGGAGTATTGCGTACCACTCGCAGGCTCGTTGCAATACACTAGTGCATATTCTAATTAATCACTAGCATCGTACCACAACAACCAACCAGTAACCTTCCTCGCTTCGCTCGGATCAACCAAAGTGTGTGATAGCGTGTCGGCTTTACTGTCTTGACGAAATTCAATTTCGTTTTAAAATAAACTATAACAAAAGGAGAATACAAAATGGATGGATCACAAACAATATTACAGGACTACGATTTCCCAGTCGAGGTTGTACCGTTAGTCGCTGTTAAAGAACTACAGGATGGATGGAAGTCACAAGAATATCCTGTTCCACCTAACATGCAGAAAGCTATTGTACGTACAGATACAGGTCACGTACTTGGTACTCATGGTGGTGCGTACAAGATGGTCAAGCATGCAGACATTGTAGATCGTATGCAATCTGCAATAGATATGTCAGTCATATCCAAAGACTATGAACATACACAAACCATATATGAGAATGGTGCTAAGATGAAAGGCAAGATAGCATTCAATGACTTAGTTGTTGAGCCTCAAGTTGGTGACTACATTCGCTTTCAGGTTGAGTACCTGAACTCATACGATGGTATGTGGTCTATCATGATTAAAGCTCAAGGCTATAGATTGTGGTGCGACAATGGTTGTGCTTCTGCTAACTCACTATCATATGATAGGAGCAAGCATACCACTGGCTTCAATCTAGCAGGTACATCTGCAAAGATACGCAATGCATTGACTACATTCTGGGATAACAAAGATGTATGGCAACAGTACGCATCGATGCCAGTATCACCATCACAAGCTGAGCATTTCCTCAAGGCTACAATCTGTAATCGTCATTCACATACAACGCAAGCAAAGGTTAACGAAACTAAATTAGAAAAGCTTATGGGTTTGTACAACACAGAATCACAGAAGCTTGGCCGTAACAAGTGGGCATTGTACAATGCACTTACTTGGTGGTCATCGCATGCTGATGATGCCAACCATCCTCACCGGGCAGAGGTGCTTCGCCACAACGAGGTAACCAAAGCCATCTCATCTGCTAGATGGGAAGGTGTAGGAAAAAGCCTAACCTAATTCCCATATGGGAATAGCTGTCTACTAAAAACCCATTAATAAATTACTCCTATTATTATTAGTGGGATTTGCCCTTTAGTAGACAGCACCTATCTAACATGCCGAAAGGTTACAGTCTTTAAACGGCCTATAGTCTATCCTGTAAGCTGACATTAAGTTCACTTGTGATGACAGATAGGTAGATAATGTTAGATAATGTACATGCACGTTATACCACTGGTTCAATCGGGTCTGAGGTATGTCATCGTGAAGTCACACGTAAGAGATCAACAGTCTAGCTAACTGTCAGCAAGTGACGTGCTTGTATATACTAAACTAAAATTCTGCATAGCCTTAAGTCAAGTAAGGTCTTTCGTATCCTGAAACGGAGGCTATGCAGAAACTAACACAACAACAAAGGAGAACACTATGGATTCATTCAATGAATATCTAACATCGCTAATCGGTCAATCAGTTGAACGAGAATGTGATGCAGTCAATATTGCCAATGCAATTTGTGACTTGGCTACGTCAGTACACAGACCTAGCTTTGTAGAAAGCACCAAGAAACAATGGCATCAATGGCAAGAGCAACCAATGCTAGAGCATTATGGTGTAACAGAAACAGTAAAGGAGTATAGCCATGAATAGACCGGAAACATTAACAGTAACATTATCTTTATTAGAATGGAGAGTTATATTAGATGCATTAGCACAAGCAAACACAAATGCTAATCATGACGATAAAGATAATGCACCACGTGGATGGGCAGCAGATTCCATACTTGCAAAGTATGCATATGCATGTGTACCAACACATCATCGTTATAAAAATGTTTCGATTGAAACATTAAAACAATTAAAAATAATACATCCATATGATTATGAAACCAATGATTATTACAAGGAGAATACGAATGAGTAGACTAAGTGATCAGTGTATAGAAGTTGAGCAACGCTTTGGCGAGTTGCTTGAAGAGATGACTAACGAGCAGGCCATCGAGCATATACGCAAAGAGTATAGTGTGTCACATGCATTTGCATGTGCTGCACTTATAAAGCAATGGAATGAAGAGGATGATGCGTCATGTCTAATCCAGTAAATGAAAGTATAGTAGAAATAATAAGTAAGAATACTGATACTGCCAACAACTATGGCAAGCTAACTGCTTTGTATCAGGTATTAAATTATATTCAGAGAGAGATAAATAAATTAGAATCTCAATTACCTCCTGAAGATAAATAAATTATATGCTTGCACATGTTGCATATATGCAGTAGTTCTGTATGTATGGTATTGTGCAAGTATATACAACAGCTTCAAGACATAGCTTCCAATAATAATGTGCGTTTGAAAGACATGTTTATTGTAGCAGGTGTGCCTACCAGTACATACTATAGAGCAATGAACGGAATGGATTTAAGATTTGACACAGCACAAAGAATACTCGAAGCATTCAGACATGTTCAACTACAGGGCAGTACCAGTTCCAATCAATCCTAATTGGAAGGAATTAGTTTCGTCACTAGTAAGAAAGCGTAACGAAATGCAATTATCTCAGGAAGCATTAGCCTACAAGATTGGATGTGCCGATAGCCTAATAGGTAAGTGGGAAAGATATGAACGCTTGCCTTCAGGCTTTATGCTTTTAGATTGGATCGAAGCTTTAGATTGTAAGCTAAAAGTTCAATGAAGAAATGTGATGTGTGTAGTACACACAGCAGATACTTTACGAAAGTAAAGAGTAGTAGAACTTTCTTTGTTTGTTTTAACTGTAAGGAGAAATCAAATTGGCAAGCACATCTAGCAGAAAAGGAACATACCATGAGAACTTCTTCGTCAAACTCTTCAACTCGTGGAAGATCAAAGCAAAGCGTCAGCCTCTTAGTGGAGCGTTGGGAGGCGAATATAAAGGCGACCTCGTCATCAACCTCAACGGACAAGAAGTAATATGTGAAGTAAAGTATCGTAAGAATAGCAGCTTCCCATCCCCATTCACAACAATGATTAACCGGGATGCTGTTATATATAAGAGAGGTGGTAATACAGAACCTAGATGGGTAATGTTTTTATCAGAGTCAACAGTAAAGAAACTATGGAGAACCAAATGAAAAGTGTTGAAACATAAAGATGTCCTTTAAAAATATCCAAGGTATCTTGGATGCTGATGTTGGTGATCCAGTAGCCAAGCTTGTGCTATTGACAATCAATCATTATGCTAATCAAGATACCATGATTGCTTATCCATCCATCAGTACGATTGCAAACAAGTCAGGTCTAAGTGAACGAACTGTAATTCGTAAGCTTGAATACCTAGTAAATAAAAAATTTTTGATTCGCAAACGTCAGGGTAAGAATCAAGTAAACATATATAGAGTACGGAAGTGTCAGCCTGTCACCGTGGAAGTGACAGAGTGTCACTCAGAGGGTGACACAGTGACACACGAACCTACTAATAACATACTATCTAACAGAAAGAAGGGCAATGCAGTTACAATTAAGCCACAACAAACAACAAGTAGCGTTAAAAAGTCTAACAACTACAACCCCAAAAGAGATCGAGCAAAAAGTTCTTTCTTCTTTGGCATCAATTCTAAACTACGAGGAAGTACTTAACAATGACTTCAGTGTGCGTGGATACAAACTAATCGAGCAGCCTACCCGTGGGCAAATAGATAAGGCTTTAAATGTACTTGCGTATGCCATGACACCCATGCCACTAGAGCAAATGGAACAAGAGCTTCTCAAATGTATGATGGTTATGGTCAAGCCATCACAAGAATCACAATCAGATATCGCTATGCGTATACGTCTGATTGCTGAAGGCTTGCAAGATTATCCTGCTGATATCTTCTTGCATGCCGTCAAGCATGTATCTAAGACAAAGACATTCTTTCCTAGCTTGTCTGAGTTTCGGAATGCAGGCGAATGGCGATACCAAAAGCGTGTCAAGCTATTAGATATGCTAGAGTTAGCCCAAAATAATGCACAAGAGGGCTAGTAATTGGTGCAATAATGCAGTAAAATAAAACAAAAAGGAGAACACAATGAGCGTAGTTAATCTAAAGCCACCGGCTCGTGACCCCAAATGGCGAATGGGATTCATAGGTGGATCAGATGCAGTCAAAATTATGAGTGGTGATTGGCACCAGTTATGGTTAGAAAAAACAGGACACAGTGAACCTGTAGATTTGTCTGATAAATTTAATGTACAGCTTGGTACATACACAGAAGACTTTAACATTGCTTGGTTTGAGCAAGAATATAATTTATCCGTTCTTGCATACCAACATGAGGTATCACATAAGATAGGTGGCATACCATTTAAGGCAACACTAGATGGAATATTGTTAGAGAATGGTGTACATGTTGGACTTGAGTGTAAACACACCAGTTCATTTAGAAAGTTTGATGATATACTTGCTTACTATACACCACAGTTACAGTTGTATATGCAGGTAGTAAACATTCAAAGTATATATCTATCAGTTATCTTTGGTAATCAATGGGAATGTAAGCTTATTGAACGCAGTGAAGATGAGTGGCAACGCATGCTACCTATACTTCAAGACTTTTGGAATCATGTAGAGAATAACATACCACCATCATCTGATATGCCAAATGAATTACCAACTGGTGTACAGCACATGACTATAGATAACATGGTGGCACGTGATGCTAGTACAGACAATGAGTTCAGAGACAAAGAGTATTATTATCTATGTCACTTTGATGATGCACAAATATTTGATGATGCAAAGAAACGTCTTAAAGCTTTGATCAAACCTAATGAACGTGAGGTATACACAGACAAGCTATCAATTAAACGCAACAAACGTGGTGCATTAACCATACATATTAAGGAGATAAAAGAATGACATTCCTAGAAAAGAAAAAGAAATGGTGGGAGTATCACAAAGATAATCCACATGTATACAATTACTTTACCAAGTATACATTACAAGCAATTAGCAGTGGTGCAAAGAAATGTTCACCATGGTTAATCGTAGGTCGTATCAGATGGGAGACAGCCATCACTACTTCAGACGTAGACTTTAAAATAAGCAATGATTATATAGCCTTTTACTCTAGGCTATTCATGCACGACAATCCTGCACATAAAGGATTCTTTAAAACTAAACCAATGAAAGGAGAGACTCTTGTCTAATCAAAATAAAAATGGGGTCAAGCCCACAACAAACTCAACCCCGGGTGTCAACGTGGGAGAACACAAGACAAGTAACAGTAACAAAATTACTGAGCCTTGTAAATCACTTAAAGAAGCAATGTCTAAATTTCAGCAGTTAAATATATCTGCTTTAAAAAGTAGCAACAATCCATTCTTCCATAGTAGCTACGCAGACTTGACTAGCGTTATCAATGCTGCCAACCACGGAGCAGAGTTTGGTCTATCATTTTCACAAGCAGTCAAGTATGAGAATGCTATACTTGCTGATGGTGAACATAAGCAACGTATGCACATGTCTATATATGTAGAGACAACAGTTTCACATTGCAACGATAGCGAAACATTGACTAGCTTCGTGCCAGTTCTTATTAAGAAAGGCAAAGAAGATGATGCTCAAGCAATGGGTAGTGCGATTACATATGCTAAACGTTATGCATTGCAGGCTATCATGGGTCTTGCCTCAGATGATGACGGCAATGCTGCAAGTGATGCCAACAAAAAAGATATAGGTACTATCAATACTAAAACATCCAATCACAAATCAAGTAGGAGTTTCTAATGGATCAACAATATGACGATACAGATAGAGGTGCATTCTTTGCACCTCGTGAGAACAATGTTCTTGTAGGACAAGGCAAGTTAAACAGCAATGGTAATGAAGAGTATCATGTCATTGTCAAAGCAACACTACCATCCGGTAAAGTTATACGTGAGGTATACAAAAAAGTTGGTGTGTTGTTTGAGAACGACAGTCAAAATCCTAAAGCACCACATCTGTCAGGTGACTATGAAGAGAGACGTTTGGCTATATGGTTTGCCACATCACAAGCAGGCAATGATTATATGGATGCAAAGGTAAGCGATAAAACATCCACTCAAGGCTCTCAGAGCTTCACTGGTGGCTCTAATCAGTATCAAGCTATCAAACAGGGCACTGCTAGTGTTGAAGAGTTTACAGACGAAGTTCCATTCTGATGATTGATAGAGTAACCTATAATGGTAGATCAGAATTGGCTGAAGCAAAAATTCTTAACATGTCCGTAGCTAAATACTATGGACTTGTTAAAGAATATGCAGAGATTCTAAGAGATACTAGAAGATTAAATGAAAAACAACTTGCTAAAGATAAACCAAAAGCAGAACTAAATATAATTTATTCTGTTCGATACAATCTTAACTGGTTAGTATTACAAAAACTTCAAGGAGATAAAAATGAGAACAGCAGGCCCAATAAGAAACAATAGTCAATGCGAGGACTGTGGCATTAACATAGAGATGAGCAAGTATCAGTTTGGTAAGCTATGTCCGGAATGCAAAGGCGATAGAAGACAAGGCAATGCAGAGTTGCGACAAGTATTTAAAGACTTACAAAAACGTAACAAAAAAATAGAAGAAGAAAAAGAAGATTGGTCTTCACAAAACGTAAAGACCAATGACGATCAAATGTATAGACATCGTAGGTTTGAATGACTTTCGGTTACGAAAGTTATTCTATGTCTTAACGTTTTGCATACGTACCACTAAACGACCTGCCCTATTTGGCACTTGTTTATACCACCTAGAGTGAGTCATTTCGTATGCAGCTTCAAACCAATCACGTTGATCTACTGCTTTTTTCATGTTTTTAAATTTGGATAGTCTTGGTCTGCCCATATTAAACATCATGTTGGCAATGATATGTTGCACATCTACTGGTAGTACATCAAAGTCTTCGTAAAGTTTCTTACATTCATCAATGGTAACGTGTATGTCTTGCTTCAAACAATTCTCTACTCGCTCTTCAGATACAGGAGTACCCACAGGCTTTTCATATTCCTCATCCCATTCTGTAATAAGATGTCCTACTCCCATAGTAGGTAGTCCTAAGTGATCAAGATAGACTTCGTGCTTAACACCTTCGTCTTCAATGATCTCTTTTTTAAATTCCTCCATATTCATTTCGTCAATCCCTTTTGCTTTTCATATGTTCTAAGTCCACCTAAACCTAACATACCCATCAACACTGTCATCAATGATCCCATGTCAAATGTAGGTAACTCAGGTATAGCAACTCCAATATAAGCACACAAGAATATTGTTATTGGTGCTAATACAAAATGCCAACATAGTGCTACACCACAAGTCCAACCAATGAAAGGCCTCCACCCTGCAACAAAGATTGACTTATGTTGTGCCTCTGCCTTGTTAATTTCAAGCTGACCTTTAGCTAGTTCTTGTGCATGGTTCTCAGCCATAGTTGCCACCTCATGTGCCAACTTATTCTTCATGTCTTTGTCTTCTATAAACTTACCAAGTAAATTACTTACCGGCCCTATCAATGCAGTTAACATTACTTATGCTCCTTATGTTCGTGACCCATCCATATACCAAACACACCTGTCATCACACCCATAACCACAGATACAAATGCTGACTGTGCTGCAGTAGGTGCATCTAAATCCATGAACCATTCAGCACATCTCCATGACATGACTGTACTTGCAAGCATCATACATCTTGGTAGTATTTTCCATTTAAGAAACTGCTCAACTGTAACCATTAGTACACTTTTGTTTTATCTGTATCTACAAAAGGTACGAGTTTACATATACATTCATATGTCTGTGGCTCATTGCCTTTCATAAATGTTTGGTTATCTAATACATCTTTGTAATGTATACACACGTTCACATTCTTAAAATATATACCACCATTAACAATACCATTTAATGTGCAAGCAAGTAAAAAGGCTGTCATATGATACCCTTCTTCTTAGCTATGATTGCTAGTACTGTAACAACACCTGATAATAAAGCAGTAATAAGTATAGCTAATACAACTTTCATTACTGTTTCTTTTATCTTTTCTTTACGTTTCTCTGCGTTAATTCTAGCTTCTCTTCTAGCTTTACGTGCATCAGCACAGTAAGATACATAGTCATTGTACAAACCTGCTCTGCCGTATAGCTGCATAAACTCACGGAGTTGTTCGTTCTTAACTCGTATCTCTTCCAAAGCCATAAACTCTTCTAGGTCATTGTCTTCTTTGCCTAGAAAGTTAGTCCAAATACTGTTCTTTTTTTTGTGTAAATCTTGTTTGAGTTG